TAACTTACCGTGGTGTAAGATTAGAAAAAGAACTTACAAGTGTTAAATGATTGAAACTCTTGAGATATGTTTAGCATCTGCTATCTTTCTCACAATCATAAATGCTGAAATTCAGTTTCTGTACGGAAAATAAAACGAAGGGGTTGATCCCCTTCTTTTTTTGTGCTATGATAAATAAAATGAAAATCTCATGAATAAAGAAAATCTTAAAGTACTTATTAATGATTTAGAACGTGCTGTTTCAGAATTGAAAGCAGAAGTTTATTCTGATAAAACATCGTACCTTACTTATGAAACATATAAGAAACTTAAAGATGAAAATGACCCATCATTAGATTACAGTCAAATTTTTGAGGATGATGAATGAGATCTAAAAAAGTACTAGATGCATTAAAACAAGCATTACAACAAGATTATTTGTATGATTCAGATGAACTTAAATTTATGAGAGAACAATTATTAATTCTACAGGAAGAAGAAGTGAAGAATAAAAAACAAAAGTCAAAAGGATTTGGTTAATGACCATTAATTTAATAAGCATTACACCTGATGCAGAGAAAACGATGGCACATATTGCCAGAGTGTCTAATCCAGACAATCAAGATAATCCAAACTATGCAGGATTACTCAAGTATTGTATTAAGCACAACCACTGGTCTGTGTTTGAACAATCAACAATGACACTTGAGATTGAAACGACTCGTGCAATCGCAGCACAAATTCTAAGGCATCGTAGTTTTACGTTCCAAGAATTTTCCCAACGATATGCAAAGAGTAATCAATTAGGTGAGATTGAATTACCAGAATTGCGTAGACAAGACACAAAGAATCGTCAGAATAGTATAGATGATCTCGATGAGAAGGTTGTTGATAAACTGAATCGTCAGATGATTACTCTGTTTAGTTCTGCACAGAGTCTTTATAATCAAATGATTGAAGAGGGAGTTGCAAAAGAATGTGCTAGAATGGTATTACCACTCTGTACACCGACTAAGATCTACATGACAGGTTCTTGTCGTTCTTGGATACATTACATCAATCTAAGGTCTGCACACGGAACACAGAAGGAACACATGGAAATTGCTGAAGCATGTCGTAAGATGTTTACCGAACAATTCCCTGCAGTATCTGAAGCCCTTGAGTGGGTCTAAATAACTTTACAATACTTTATAATTATGGCTACATATCCTGTTGTTAATAAAGATACTGGTGAAAGAAAAGAAGTATCAATGAGTGTTCATGATTGGGATCAATGGAAAGATGATAATCCCAAATGGACTAGAGATTTTTCAGATCCAAATACCTGTCCTGGTTTGGGTGTTGAATCTGTTGGTGATTGGCAAGATAAATTAAATAAAAAACATCCAAGTTGGAATGAAATTGTAAAAAAATCTGAAAGATCTGGTGGTATTTCTGGAAGATTAGCAAGAAAAGGATCCGTTGCATCTTCTACGGAATCTGCACATCATATAGATTAAAAATATGCCAAGAAGAAAAAGAGGAAATAGTCCTGAACAACCTATTGGTGTTGGTTTAACTGCCAAACAAATGAAACGAAAAAAACCATTAAATAATGGATATTTAATTGACATAGAACCTTTATCAGATAATCAAAAAAGATTATTTGATTCATATGATGATCAAAAAAATATTATTGCTTACGGATGTGCAGGTACAGGTAAAACTTTTGTTACTTTATATAAAGCTTTATCTGATGTTTTAAATGAAGACACACCATATGAAAAAATTTATTTAGTAAGATCTCTTGTCTCTACAAGAGAAATTGGATTTCTACCTGGTGACCATGAGGACAAAGCAGACATCTATCAAATACCATATAAGAATATGGTCAAGTATATGTTTCAGATGCCCTCTGATGCAGACTTTGAGATGCTTTATGGTAATCTAAAAGCACAGGAAACAATTAAGTTTTGGAGTACATCTTTCATTCGTGGAACTACATTAGACAATGCCATCATTATTGTTGATGAGTTTCAGAATTTAAATTTTCATGAACTTGATAGTATTATCACTCGTGTGGGTGAAAACACAAAGATATGTTTCTGTGGTGATGCAAGTCAGACTGACTTGATAAAAACAAATGATAAGAATGGTATCGTTAACTTCATGAACATCTTGCGTAAAATGCCATCATTTGATATAATAGAGTTTGATATCAATGACATAGTTCGTTCAGGACTTGTTAAAGAATATCTTCTGTCGAAACTAGAGATAAATTTTGATGTTTAATCATGTAGACTTAGATCTTAAATCTATTGATAGGGAAACAATAGATGGTATAAGATACTATAAAATTCCTGATGAGGATGAATTACTTAGATTAGTTTCTATTACATCTATTACCAGTCATTTTAATAAGGAAATTTTTATTAATTGGAGGAAAAAGGTTGGGAATGAAGAAGCAGATCGTGTAACTAAAGCTGCCACAACTCGTGGAACAGATATGCATACACTTACTGAGTATTATCTGAAGAATGAAAAGTTACCAAAGGTTCCTCCTATATCTGATTTTCTATTTAAGATATCTAAGAAAGAGTTGAGTAGAATAAATCAAATTCACTCTCTAGAAGGTGCCCTATATAGTAAACAACTAGGAATTGCTGGAACTGTTGATTGTATCGCAGAACATGATGGTGAATTAGCAATAATAGATTTTAAAACATCTAAAAAACCAAAACCACGGGAGTGGATTGAACATTACTTTGTTCAAGCTATGGGTTATGGTTGTATGCTATATGAGATGAAAAATATAGCAGTAAAAAAATTAGTCATTATTATGGCATGTGAAAATGGAGAATGCGTTGTTTATGAAGAAACCGACAAAGCCAAGTATATCAGACTTCTTGGTAGATACATCGATAAATTTGTTAAAGACAAACTGGAGTTTTATGGAACCAAATAAAGAACTTGAAAAGGCAATGGAGAGTAAGTTCTTAACTCCTACAAAATTTTCGATGGAGATTGAGAAAATAGTTGCAGATGAAAAAATAAATTACATAGATGCAATATGTCAATATTGTGAAATGAATGATATTGAAATACAATCAGTATCTAAACTTGTTACAAAACCTCTTAAAGAAAGGTTGAAATATGATGCAATTCAGTTAAACTTTATGAAGAAGACTTCTCGTGCAAAATTACCTTTATAATGAAAAGATCTGAACTGATACATTGGAGACTGCAAGCGATGTTACGTGAGCATTCTTTCCCTGATTTACAATACTTGGGTGTGAGACCTGATAGTATTGGTATAAATCAACATTGGTATTCAATTGGTGGGAATGAGGTTCCCGTTGATGCAATTGAAGAATTAGAAAGTGAGGAAGTGAATGAAAGTGACACCGTTTGAAACCTATCAGACATATCTTTCAATGAAAAGTCATTTCACTAATAAAAGATATGACTTTTTTAAGTATGGAGGTAAGTCAAGAGCAACAATGACATCCTTTAATAAGAGAAAGGATAAGTATTGGTTTGAAAAAACATCAAGAAAATATTCTGATCAGGAAATCACTGATTTTTTATTATCAAACTTTGTAACTACTGAAACACCACAAAACTTATGGATTGGAGAAATAATAAATTCTGGGGAAAGAACATATGCAGATTGGATGAGACGACAGCAGAGTTTGACTTACTTGTTCAAAGAACAATCAAAAAAATTACTATCGGAAAAAGAATTAGAAGAAGTATTCAATTGTTCGAAAGGTCATCCACCGATACTCAAAAAATATCTAGGGGGAGAAATAAGTTTAGAAACCTTAGTGATCTTCGAAAAAATATTTTCTTTTGGAAAAAAATTTAATCGAAAATTAAAAGACCCAGTGTGGGAAACCGTCAGTATGAAAATAAAAAAATATGTTCCTTTCCTAAATATTAATGTGTTTCACTATAAAAAAATTCTAAGAGAGATTGTCGATGAGTAAATTTTTTGATTCAGAAATCATTCAAGAAGAACTTGAAGAGATTAATCAACTTCAAAAAGAATTGTATAGTAATGTAATGCAATTTCCTAGCATGGAACGTATTGAACAAATGGAACACATTGAACTTTTGACAGACTTGTTAGATAAACAAAAGGTAATGTATGCCAGATTATCTTTATCTGATGATTCAGAAGCTATTAAAATGAAAGACTATTTGCAAAAATCAATTCCTTTGATGGGTTTTCCTAAAGGAACTGATATGAATTTGCTCTTTGATGGAATGAAAAAAACAATTTCAAAACTTAAAGAAAACATTGACAAATCATGATGATTATATTATAATCTAAACATCCAACAAAATCTAATTAAATCCGAGGTATCCAAATGTCATTTGCTAATCTAAAAAAGCAATCAAAATTAGGATCTTTAACTGCTAAGTTAGTTAAAGAAGTTGAAAAATTAAACACTAACGGTTCATCGGGAGATGATCGTTTATGGAAACTGGAAGTAGATAAATCAGGTAACGGTTATGCCGTTATTAGATTCCTACCAGCACCAGACAATGAAGATCTACCGTTTGTGAAACTGTACAGTCACGCATTCCAAGGTCCTGGTGGTTGGTACATAGAGAACAGTCTTACTACTCTTGGCGGTAAAGATCCAGTATCAGAGTATAACTCTCAGTTATGGAATAATGGAACAGATGCAGGTAAGGAAGCTGCTCGTAAGCAGAAACGTAAACTTACTTATATTAGTAACATCTATGTTGTGAAGGATCCTGCCAATCCTGAGAACGAAGGAAAAGTATTTCTATACAAATATGGAAAGAAAATTTTTGATAAACTCACAGCAGCAATGCAACCTGAGTTTGAAGATGAAGAAGCAATCGATCCATTCGATTTCTGGCAAGGTGCTAACTTTAAGTTAAAGGCAAAGAATGTAGCAGGATATAGGAACTATGATAGTTCTGAGTTTACTGCTGTAACTCCATTACTTGATGATGATGACGCACTCGAATCTGTTTGGAAAAAGGAAAACTCTCTCAAAGAGTTTGTCGATGCCGATCAGTTTAAATCATATGATGACTTGAAGAAACGTTTAGAGTATGTGCTTGGTAGTAAGAGACCAACCTCTACAATAGAGGAAGAAGATACTGATCGTGGTGCTGCTGAAGAGTTAGTTACTGCTGCTGTATCTACAACACCATCATCTGTAAACGAAGATGATGATGATGCACTTTCATATTTTCAAAAATTAGCAGAAGAGTAACTAAATTGTTATTCTAGTATTTTCTGTTTTAATTAACTTATCGTTTACATATTGAGATGACTTCTTATAGGTCATCTCATTTCTTATGTCATTTAAAAATTGTTGTAAATATTCTGATCGAAGCACTGATATATTTCTTTTTTCTTCATTTAGTTGAGATTCATATTCATAGTAAGTGATACCTCTTACTGGGTTTATCACTGCTGTATCCTGATTAACTATATCTGGTTTTGGTATTTGAAAGTTCTCATCTACCACATTTCCTGCAGGTAAAATAATTATACCACGATTATTTTTTACTTCTGTGGTTTCATAATGTTTAACATTGTTTATTTCTGTTAATCCATATTTAGATACCGTAAAATCATATAATTCTTTACTTGATAATGGCCACTCATTACGAACATTTATAATATTTGCAGTAATTAGTACAACCCAATCAAGATTTGATTTGCCATAAAGATCTCTAGCAACAGTATCTGGTCTATCACCATCATTTATTGTATACTTATTAAAAATACTGAATACATTTTTTAAATCATCACGTATTTTCATTCGACGAAATATATTTTTCGCAGTCACATAACTTGTACTTGAAATTCTACTCGAAGATGGTGATTGATATTGTAAATTTGGTAGTTCTCTGAAATATCCCATTAGAATCCTGTGCCCTCCTTACCTTCTTCTGTTTCATAATCCTCGGAGTAAATTGGATTCAACTCTTGGAATGTTAAACTAATTTTCATATGAATTGGTGTAGTATCATCATAAGTAGCATATGTCCCTGCACCTGTATAATTAACTGCCATATTCAAAAGTGCCATTGGTTTGAACTTATGTAAAAAATTATGATTCTTACCTCCAGTTTTATATGTCAATTTAAATACATCTGGTGATTTGACAAAAAGTCCAGAACTATTTTCATCTGTAGAACCATTTTTTGCATTCATACTTTTCTTGAAAGCACGAATAATTTTTTTAATTTCAATACCTTCTCTTTCATCTCTGGGTGATAAATCAAAGTCAAAACTAAAAGATCTTAATTGAACTCCACCAAATAATAATTCCATGTTTGGATTTAATATTGATCCACTTTGTCTTGCAAGAATATTTTCTGGAGTTATACTACCACCCAATGCGTTGACTGCTGCTGATGCAAATATACTGTTAATAGCAGATATTGATCCTTTATCACCTGTTAATTGTTTTATAGTATCACTTGCACGTTGTCCACCCTCTTTTAATGAACCTTGAACTGTATCTGCCTTCATCATATCACCAAAAATTCCAATTCCAGCAGCTGCAATTCCATTTAAACTATTGTCTCCCCATGTTACTCCATTCGAATCAGTTACTGTTTCTGGAACTGGTAGGAATATAGTTCCTAATGGATTCTCAATATTTTTTTTAAGTGATTCTGAACTAGTTTGTAATCTAAGATTTTGTCCAGTTTGACTTGGATTAAAGCCTGGTGGTTCATATTCAATTACTCTTATTTCAAGGTAATCACTATTTTGTTCCAACCTTGCCATTGGATACCTAAAAGTTCCAAATTTTCTATCTTTTGATGCTTTTGTTCTATTAACTGCAGGCGCCTTTAATCCTGTTTGCATATAATCTTTCTCACCTCTGGATAAGGCTTCGTTAGCTGTTTTCTGTTTGTTACTATCTACAAAGAAATTAGGCATTTATATCTTTTTTAAGTATTTAGCAGCATTTTACCAAATGGTAGTTCTCTTACATCAGACAACTCATCAGAGTTGACTTCATATAGTTGTCCAATCAGTTCATTGTATGTGTAATTACGATATTGACCCACATGAAGATTGATGCCACGAAAACCCCATTCAAATACATCGGTCACTGCGACTAATGGATTTGAATCGTATTGAATATTAGGAGTTTTGGCACTGTAAACAAAAACATAGTATCTTCCAACACTTGGAGATGATGTGACTGTTGTGCCTAGATTATCCATCAACTCTATCATAATATCATCAGGTTCTTCCGTTCCAATCAGACCATTTACAACCGACCTTACACGATTTTCTTTATCATCAGTGGGATAACTGTTCATTTCTTAATACCTAGTTCGTCTTCTGTTAAAACTTTGAACTCCCACATTCTATCCTTACAAAACTCCTCTGCTGCCTTCCACTTTGCTTGGTTACGTGCGTATTCATAGACTTCGTAAATATATCCTTTTGTTTTTCTTTTCTTCATCTTTGGTTCGACTGTCTGTTTTTTGGGTTTAATTTCAATAATATATCTTTTTATTTTACCATTTGATTCCTTAACTTTGATATAAAAATCTGGATAGTATCGATGTACTTTATTATCGATAGGTGATCGATAAGGTAGTGCAATTTCTTCACTACCCCATTCAAGTATTTTAGTTTGATTATCACAATAAACCATGAATTTTCTTTCCCAAAGTGACCTGTAAATTATGTTTGAGGAATCACCTCTATACTTCTTTGGATTCGATGGTCTATATCTACCTTTATATGACATCTAAATAGATAATAAGACAAAATATAAAGTATTTAGATGGTTCGTCCTAAAAAAATAGCTGATATAAAACCAATACTGACAAATGTAGCACAAACATCTCATTATCAGGTGTTTTTTGATGGATTGTCACCAGATCTCTTTTCCTTTCTTGGTGCAAAGGGAGTGAATAAAAGATTTATTACGGAGAACGCAGGACTTTTATGTAGTCAGGCATCTATACCAGGTAGTCAATTAGCAACGACTGATATATTTGGTAACTTCACAGGAGTACAGGAAAAATTTGCACATTCAAGAATATTTTCTGAGTTGCAATTAGAATTTTATGTTGATAAAGATTATAAAACTAATAAATTTTTTGAACATTGGGTAGATTATATTGCGAGTGGATCAGAAAGTTCATCCGTTCGTAAATCAGATCTAGGATACTTCTATCGAATGAGGTATCCAAGAGGTTCGTCAGGTTATAAATGTGATAAAACAAAAATAATAAAATTCAATATTGATTATCGATCAGAAATTGAGTATACTTTCTTTGGATTATTTCCAATTAACTTTTCTTCTACTAGTGTACAGTATGGTAGTTCTGACATACTACGAGCTAGTGTTACGTTCAGTTATGAAAGATACATAGCAGGAAGTGAGACGAGTCTTTCGTTGTCTCAGAACTTGTTCGAGAATTTTATTCGAAGATAAACTAAAATTGACTTTTAATTTCAAAAATCGGGCAAAAAAAACTCCCCAAAATTTTTGCTCTGTCAGGATTTCAAAAAAGTACTATAAATAAAACTACTGAAGTGCTATAAACATTATGCCATTACCAAAAATCGCAACACCAACATATGAGTTGGTTTTACCTTCTTCTGATCGAAAAATAAAATATCGACCATTTTTAGTAAAAGAGGAGAAAATTTTGATCATAGCTATGGAGTCTGAAGATCAAAAACAGATAACCAATGCTATCAAATCTGTTATTAATAATTGTATACTCTCAAGAGGTATCAAGGTCGATAAATTATCTACATTTGATATTGAGTATCTCTTTTTAAATATAAGAGGAAAGTCTGTTGGTGAAAATGTAGAGGTCGTTGTTACATGTCCAGATGATAATGAAACAGAGGTTTCTGTAATAATTCCTTTAGATGAAATAAAAGTAAAGATAAATCCTGATCATAATAAAGATATCAAACTAGATGATAATTTAGTAATGAGAATGAGATATCCTTCATTATCAGAATTTGTAAAAACAAATTTCGATTCAGATGATGACATTACTGTAGATCAATCTTTTGATTTAATTATTTCATGTATTGATCAAATATTTAATGAAGAGGAATCTTGGAATTCATCTGATTGTACAAAAAAAGAAATGAGTGACTTTTTGGAGCAATTAAGTTCAAAGCAATTTAAAGAAATCGAAAAATTCTTTGATACAATGCCTAAATTGACACATACAATTAAGGTGACCAATCCAAAGACTAAAGTTAAAAATGAAGTTCTATTAGAAGGGTTATCGTCTTTTTTCGAGTAGGTATGGCTCATACCAGTTTAGAGTCATACTTTAAAATAAATTTTGCGTTGATGCAGCACCATAAATACTCTTTGACAGAGATTGAAAATATGATTCCATGGGAAAAAGACGTATATGTCACTCTTTTGGAACAGTATATTGAAGAAGAAAATTTAAAGAACAAACAAAATAGTGGCATCTAACATCTCTAAAATTCCAAGAAATATGCTCAGTAATCCAAATTTGGATGCTGCGGATACTGGTGTTGATCCATCTACAGGTAGACTGTTATCTAAGAAAGAGAGAGTTGGTCTTTTTAAAAAAAGAAAAATAAATGCAGGTAAAGTATTTGGTAAAAAGGACTCAAAAACTAATTCAAAATTAATAAAAAGGGGGAGACCTAAAAAGTTACAAACCCTTGCAGAGGTAAAGGCAGCGATAGATGCAAAAAATCCAACATATGTAAGTCCCATCACAGGAGGTAAATTACCAGGTAAAGGACCTAAAATAGATTCAAAAAAATTATTACCAGAAAATAAGATACTAAACGATTTAGTTAAACAAGTACAGAATAATTCTAAAAAAATTACATTACTCAAAAATATTGTTAAATTAAATATTGAGAAAGTATCAAAAATATTAGTCGGAGATGCAGAGAAAAAGAAAAAGGAACAAAGAGAGGATTTAAGGCAACAGCAATTACAAGATGATGATGATAATAAAAAGAAAAAGGAAGGACTTTTAGAAGGTGTTGGTAAATCAGTAGGTAAAACTTTACTCAAACCTGTTCAAAAAGTCGCAAAAGCAGCAAAAAATATATTCAGTCAATTAGGAAATGCACTTTTGGCAATTTTTGGTGGATTTGTAGCAAATAAGGCAATTAGAATGATTCAGGCAAAAATGTCTGGTGATACTGAGACCTTTAAACAAATGAGAAATGAAATGTTTAAGGGACTTGCTATTCTTGGTGGTATATTTGCTATTATGAGTCGTGGTTTTATGATAATTCCAGATTTGATATTTGGATCTATTCGTGCTGTAAAAAAACTATTTGGTGCTGTCAAAAAATTAAAATCAATTTTTAAAAAAGGATTAGGTGGTGCAGCAAAGAGAGCAGCTATAGCTGTTGGTGGTAAAAAAGCTGCTAAAACCCTCACGAAAAAGGTTGGTAAAGAAGGTGCTGAGAAAATTGCCAAAGAAGGTGCTGAAAAAGTAGGTAAACAAATTGCAAAACAAGGAGCAAAGAAAGTTGCTAAAAAAGGAATAGCAAAAGGATTAGCTAAGAAAATACCTCTTTTAGGACTTGGACTTGGTGCCGTGTTTGCAGCACAAAGAGCAATGGCAGGAGATTTTGCAGGTGCTGCCATGGAGTTAGCTTCTGGTGCAGCATCAACTGTTCCTGGTCTTGGAACTGCTGCTTCGGTTGCGATTGATGCAGCCTTAATTGCAAAAGATGTTGGAGTTTTTGGTAAAAAAGATAAAAATATAACACCTCCTCCTGCAAAAACTGAGATATCAACATTAGATGAATCTGAACCAAAAATAATTGATATGACTACAAAGGGAAGTGGATCTAATCAATCAACGCAAGGTAATTCGGATGCATCTACTGGATTACCAAATGTGTCTTCATCTAATTCTGATAATAATCATGTGGTTTATTCAAAGACTCAATATAATTTGATAGGAGTGTAATATGGCAGCAGGAACAGTCGCATCAGTATTAAAATTAGGACTTAAGATTTCCAAAAAATCTTCAGGAACAATGAAAGGTGTCGCTAAAAGTAGTAAGAAATTTGATAAATCTGTAAAAAAAGGGTTGAGGATAAAACAACGACTTAGAATTGCGGAGATGAAATATATGAAGAAACGAAGAGAAAAGAAGAAGAGAGATGAAGAAGAAGCACAATTAGAGCAGCAGAAATCCCAAAGAAAAACACCAACTAATCGAATCAAAGCAGCTGGAAAAACTTTATTAGAAAAACTTATATCTTTAGTTCAAATAGTTGTAGTTGGTTTCATAGTGAATAAATTACCACAAATAATTGAAACTATTAAAAAAGTAATTAAAACAATCCGTAATATTGTTGATAAATTTAAGGCATTTTTTGATGGAGTAGTTGGGTTTTTTAAATCAATAGGAAAAGTCGTTGGAAAGGTGTTTAATTTTATCAAATCAATAGATCTTGGAGGTTTGAAAGATAGAATGCAGGAATCACTTCAAGGTTTGGTAGGTGCTCTTGGTGATTTGACAGGAGGATTTTTAGATGGTGTAAAATCTGTTCTTGGTATAGGAAAAAAAGAGGAACAAGAATTTGCTGATGAAGAAACTGATAATACTGAAGACGATAAATTAAAAACAAGTGTAGGAGATGCTCAAAAAACATTATCAGCACAAACCAATAGTTTCAATGATAGTTTAAAAACAATTGAAAAAGAAGGGACAGGTGCAGGTATAATTGGAGCAGAAAATTCAAATTCATTAGATAAAGTTGATGGTGGTAGTATGGGAGATAGTGGTGATATTAAGAAAAAGGATCAAAGAGATAGTAATATGAAACCTGATTTATTATCTACAAAATCTGTCGATGATGTAAATAAACCTGAATCAGGAGGAACATCAGATCCTACAATAAATAAGACTGCACCACAGGTTGGTGATAAGTTAAATATTAGTAAACCTAAAAAGAAAGTAAATACCTCTACAATAACACCAGAAAGAAAACCTAAAAATACAGTTATGGTTGTTGGTGGTGGTAACAATACTCAAATGTCATCTGGAGGACAAAGATCTTCCCAAGATGTTCTAATCATTAGAGAGAAAAATAATTCTCTCCGAGATCAATTCACAGCAGCCATGTCTTAATATATGTCAGCATCAAAAGCATCCATCTTTGAAGAATTATTTCTTGAATCAAATGATCAAGAAAGAACGGCTGATTTGAAATCAGGTGTAGTTTCGATTGATTATTATGAGGATATTTTATCACCAACAGTAACTGCAAAAATAAGAGTGATAAACACTGGTGATAGTATTGCACCAAAAGATACCAATGACCCAAAGAAAACTGATGGTGCTAAACAGTCAATTTATAATGGTCTACCTTTAAGAGGTGGTGAAAGATTGGTAATGAAAATTTTAGATCAAGGAAAAGCAGATAACAATGGTAAGGAAAAAACTGGACTTGATTTTTCATCAGATCCTAAAAAATATTTGTTTGTATCAGGTATTACTCAAGTTCTTCAAGAGGCACAAAGAGAAAGTTTTTTACTTAATTTAGTATCAAGAGAAGCAATCACGAACGAAACTGTTAGAGTGATGAAAAGATATAATGGAACAATAAGTAATTCAGCAAGTAAAATATTAAAAGATGTTCTAAAGGTGGATGAATCAAGATATAATATTGAGACAACCCTACATCCTTATGATTTTATAGGTAATCTTAAAAAACCTTTTTCTGTTCTAGTTTCATTAGCATCTAAATCAGTTCCTAATAAGTCAAAAGATGCAACTGCAGGGTTTGTATTTTTTCAAACACAGGATGGATTTCAGTTTGTGTCAATCGATTCTTTAATTAAAAAAAGATCAAAAGCAACTTACAGATATACAGAAGTAAATGAAACTTCATCAACGAGAAATAATGATTTTAATATTCTCCAATATAATATAGATAAAAACCAAAATTTGATTGAGAATTTGAGAATGGGAACATATTCTTTTGTTAGATTGTCATTTAATCCATTAACTTTTGGTTTCTCACAAACAACTTTTAATTATGGATCAAAAGAAGGAATTGAAAATCTTGGAAGAGATTTAGAATTACCAAAAATATCTGATGATTCAAATCAAACTTTAGATCAACTTCCAACAAGAGCTGTGTCACAAATTTTAGACGTTGGGGCTAAAACAACAATTTCTAAAGATACTAATTATTCTCCTGAAAAATATCAAGGTCAAAATATTGTTAGGTATAATCTTTTAATGACACAAAGTGTAAGCATGATGATTCCATGTAATACAGATTTGAGAGCTGGTGATGTAATTACCTGTGAATTTCCAAAAATATCAAGGGAAGATAAAAATGAAATAGATACTGAAACAAGTGGTAAATATTTAATAAAGGAATTATGCCATCATTTTGAACCAAAAAGATCATTTACTTCTATGACATTAGTTAGGGATACCTTTGGATTATATGGAGGTAATTAGATGATAGATGAAGCATTACTAAAAACTAATTTTATAGGAAAAGATGGTTTCCGTTGGTGGGTAGGTCAAATTGCACCATCAACAGTTCAAGGTGAGCAACTTGCACCAAAGAAGGGTGTTAATTCTTGGGGTAATCGTCTCAAAGTCCGTATTATGGGATATCATCCTTTCTCAAAAGCAGACTTAGCAGATGAGGATTTACCTTGGGCTAATATCATGCTTCCTTCTACATCAGGTACTGGTGGAGCAAATTTTGCAGCATCCGTTGCTTTAAGACCAGGTGATGTTGTAATTGGATTTTTTCTTGACGGTGAAACAGCACAACAACCTGTAATATTGGGTGCTTTTTCAAGAACAAGTGATGTTCCACAAGATTTACCTTCTGAATCTATTGGATTCATACCATTTACAGGGTATACTGATAAAATACCACCACCAAGTGGAACATTAAAAGCAAATGAGTCTGGTAGCACAGAAACAACTGCACAAGAATCTCCTGTTACAAGAAAAGTAGGTTCAAATGAAGATAAAATATCTGCATCATCTACTTTTGGAAAAGACGAAATAGTTGCTGATGCTTGTGCTGATAATTTCATAGGAAAAGTGTCTGGAAGTTTAGATAATTTACTTTCTCTATCACAAGAGGGAACTGACTTTTTATCTGATGTTTCTACTGTAACTAAAAAAATACAAAGTTTATCAAACAATGCGGTTTCAACCATGATGGAATCAATGTATTCAAACATGATTCCTGAATTACAGGGTGGACTAGATGCATTATATAATAGAACATATGCTACTGTATTTGCAGCAACTCTTAATGATGGTCTTGCAAAAACAGCTGGTATTGAAGCACAAAAAGCACAGATACCAAAGGTATCAGCACTTCAAGGTTCTCTTGATTGTTTACCAGGTAAAATTGTTGATGGTTTGGGAGCAACAATTAGAGGAATGATAGAATCAGCAGTTTTTGAGGTAGTAGATACTGGATTTTGTATTACAGAACAACTTGCTGGATCATTATTAAATGGAATTACAAATGATATATCTGATGCACTTGATGTACCTATTGCAGCACTGAGTGAAATTATACCAAAAAGTTTTAAAGTTCAGGATTTTCTTCGAAGTTCTTCTGATACTTTTAAATCAATTGGTGGACTTATCAGTTGTAATCAGGACAACAAAAAATGTGTAGGGCAAGTTAAAAAATATACTCTTGGATACGGTCCTGCTCGATCATTTGATTTGCAGGATGCTTATGATAATGTTCTTAAAAATATGAATATTGCAGATACACTTGGTGCTGATAGTGGTCCTCTAACAAAACCAGATTGTGCGAGTAGAACTTTTTGTGGACCTCCAACTGTTAGTTTCTTTGGTGGTGATGGTGTAGGTGGATTTGGTAGAGTAATATTAGGTGGTATTGTGGATAATACAGAAGGATTATCTGACGTTACTGCGGATGTAAGTCGAACTGCAAGTATTATAGGTGTAGAAATTACAGATCCAGGATCAACGTATTTCACAACTCCTCCTGTTGTCAGTTTTGAGGATCCATGTAGACAAGGATATGGTGCAGTTGGTAGAGCTGTCATTGATTATGATCCAAATTCATCTACCTATGGACAAATTATTGCTGTTGATATGATTTCTGATGGAGAAAATTATCCAAGTTCAAGCACTGACGAAGTTATAAATTCTGAGGACATTCCTGTTGGTGTTACTGATACTAGAATTGTAGATGGTGGTCAAGGATATGAAGTTGAAACTACGACTGCAACTGATGGTAATATTGAATATAATTTGACAATTGATAATGGAGTAATTATATCTGCAACACCGATAAATAATGTTAAGATTACCGAAATACCTAAAATAGTTGTGTCTTCACCCACTGGTATTGGAGCATTAATTAAACCAATTATCGGTAGATTGCCATTAACTCCACAAGGAGAAATTATTCAGGTTATTGATTGTGTAGGACCTGAAACAAATAACCTAGTGGGATATGTAAATGGTCAACCATATTATGGTTCATATCATATACACCCAACTAAGGGTGTAAAAATGGTAGGTATAGCACATACATCCACACCTCATGAAATAATTTATGATACACCAGAACAAAGTTTCACTCCAAATACAGTAAGTGTAGCATCCACTATGGTTTCAGAATCTACTACAGACCAACCAATTATAACTCCTACATCAACAATGACAAATAATACAGACACTACACCACCAAGTAGTCCACCACCAAGTGCTCCACCTTCAGGTGGTGGTGGATATGGAGGAGGATACTAATGGCAGAAAAATCGAATCAGAATTGGGAACAAAGAGTAATTGATAGTAGAG